GCAAAAACATTACAACAAAAAGAGATGAAATTAGCAACAATTGCGATTACAAAATCAAGGATTGGTGATGATGGTATTATCTTCGAAAATTGTAAGTTTGATAATGGAATGTTGGATATCGATACAGAATCTTCGGTAACATTCTTGGGACACGAAGAACAAAAAGAAGAAAACAATAGACAAAGAATTAAAGATTTATTAGAAAAAAGAAAACAAAGAGAAAACACAAATTAATTATGACAGAAAAAATATTAACAGAAAATCCCAATCGTTTTGTGATTTTCCCAATCCAATACCACGACATTTGGGAATACTACAAACAACATCAGGCTGCGTTTTGGACAGCTGAAGAGGTGGATTTGAGTGGTGACATCAGAGATTGGCAAAACTTATCAGAGAACGAACAATACTTCGTTAAAAATGTATTATCATTCTTTGCTGCATCTGATGGTATTGTTAATGAGAACTTAGCTGAAAACTTTTACAGAGAAGTACAATACCCCGAAGCGAAATTTTTCTACGGATTTCAATTGATGATGGAAAATATCCATTCATTAATGTATTCTTTGTTAATTGATACTTATATATCCAACCCTGATGAAAAGGATGAATGTTTTAATGCAATCGATAGATTACCCGCAGTTCAAAAGAAAGCTAAGTGGGCATTAGATTGGATTGAAAAAGCGTCATTCCAAGAAAGATTGGTTGCATTTGCTGCAGTAGAAGGTATATTCTTTTCAGGTTCATTCTGTTCTATTTTCTGGTTGAAGTCAAGAGGAATTATGCAAGGACTTTGTAATGCAAACTCCTTGATTTTTAAAGATGAAAACCTACATTGTGATTTCGCAATTCACTTGTTGAATAATCATGTTGAGAATAAACCAAGTGAAAAAAGAATAAAAGAAATATTACTTTCTGCTTTGGAAATTGAAAAAGAATTTATCACTGAATCACTACCTATATCATTAATCGGTATGAACTCTAACCTTATGAAACAATATTTGGAGTTTGTTGTTGATGGTTTATTGGTTAAGTTGGGATGTAGTAAACAATTCAATGTAGAACAACCATTCAAGTTTATGGAACAAATTGCAGTAGAAACAAAAGGTAATTTCTTCGAATCAAGAACGGTTGAGTATCAAAAAGCAAAACTTAACGAAACAATTTCATTCACAGACGATTTCTAAAATTATTATTATGTCATTAAGAATTCAAAAAAGGGATGGGGATGTTGTGTCCTTTAATCCAACAAAAATACAAAACAGAATTAAAAAAGCCAGTAAGAACTTAAATGTAAACTCAGACCAGATTTTCATTAAGGTTATTACTTCCGTACCAACAGAGGGTGTAATTTCAACAAAACAATTAGATAAGTTGATTTACGAGATTGCTGCATCATATACAGGTAGCCACCACGATTATTCGAGGTTGGCTTCTTCTGTTGCAATATCTTCATATCACAAAGAAACAAATGAAAGTTTCAGTGAGACGATGAAGTCATTAGCTGATATGGGTATTGTTAATAAAGAATTGATTGATATGATTGATTCCTATGGGGATTTGAATATCGATGAAGTTATCAATCACGAGAATGATTATAACTTTGATTACTTTGCTTGGCGTTCATTATTTGAAATGTACTTGTTAAAAACACCAGAAGGTGTAACTGTGGAAAGACCCCAACATATGTATATGAGGGTTGCTTTATGGGTAACAAAATCATTTGATGAAGCTGTAGAATACTACAAGTCATTATCAAATCAATTAATTTCTCCAGCAACACCAATTATGATTAATGCTGGTACAAAGATTCCTCAATTAGCATCTTGTGTACTACATTATAACAATGATGACTCAAGAGGAGGTTTGTTAGCAACAATGAATGATATCTCTACTTATTCTGCTGACGCTGCAGGTATTGGTCTTTGTATGTCAAATATTAGAAGTAAGGAGAGTAGATTGAGTACATCAGGTGGTTTTGCTGGTGGATTATTAAAATATCTTAAGATTGCAAATGAATCACTAAGATTCTTTAACCAACAAGGTAGAAGACCAGGTTCTGCCGCAATTTATCTTGAACCTTGGCATAAAGATATCTTTGACTTGTTGGACATTAAAAAGAATACAGGTGCGGAAGAATTAAGAGCAAGAGATTTGTTCACAGCTCTATGGATTCCTGATAATTTTATGAGAGCCGTAAAAGAGGGTGGTGATTGGTATTTATTCTGCCCTAACGATATTAAAAAAGCTGGTCTAAAACCATTACAAGAATGTTTTGGTAGTGAGTACGAAAGTGTTTATGAACAAGCGGTAAATTTAGGTTTGGGTAAAAAAGTAAAAGCAACAGATGTTTGGACTAAGGTAATTGAATCTCAAATTGAGACTGGTGTACCTTATCTTTGTTCTAAAGATAATGCTAACAACAAAACTAATCATCAGAACATTGGGGTTATCAAACAATCAAATCTTTGTAACGAGATTTACCAATTTACTGACGAGAAAACTACAGCTATCTGTACTCTATCTTCAATGGTGTTGAAAAACTTTGTAAAAGATGGTGAGTTTAATTTTAGACTTCTTTATGAAGAAACAAGAAAGGTTGTTAGAGCCCTTAATAAAGTTGTTGATATTAATAACTATTCAACTTCAAAAGGTGAAAAGGGTGGTAAAGAACAAAGAGCAATTGCAATTGGAACTCAAGGTTTAGCGGATGTATTCTATCTTATGGATTATGAGTTTACTTCAGACGAAGCAAAACAACTAAACAAAGATATCTTTGAGACAATTTATTTTGCCGCAATCACCGAAAGTAATAGGTTGGTAATTGATGGTGATTATAAACCATATGATTTCTTCGATGGTTCACCAATGTCACAAGGACAATTCCAATTTGATATGTGGGGATTAACAGAATCTGATTTATCAGGTAGATGGCCTTGGGAAATATTAAAGTCAAATGTTAAACAATATGGTATTTGTAATTCATTGTTTACAGCACAAATGCCCGTAGCGAGTTCTGCTAAGATTACTGGTTCATATGAAATGACTGAACCTGCTCACTCAGCAATCTTCAATAGACGAGTAGTTGGTGGTGAAATTATGATTGTTAACAAGTATCTTATTAATGATTTTGAGAAACTTGGTATTTGGGGTGAGGATTTGAAAAATGAAATTATATACAATGAAGGTTCGATTCAAAATATTAATTTCAACAACTACTTAGACCCTGAAGACAAAAAGTACAATCAAAAAGTTAAAAGAATTGAACACTTGATTAAGAAGTACAAAACGATTTGGGAAATATCACAAAGGGAGTTGATTGATATGGCAGCAGATAGAGGACCTTTTATTGACCAATCACAATCAATGAATATTTATATGGGTAATCCTACTTTATCGAAGATTACTTCATCTCACTTCCACGCTTGGCAAAAAGGTTTAAAAACTCTTTGTTATTATGTGAGAACAAAAGCAATCTCAACAGGAGCAAAACACTTAGCTATGGATATATCAAAGATGGATAAACCAAAAGTAACACCAACATTACCACATGTTGAACCTATAACAAACAAACCAACTGATTCACCATTTGAATGTTTTGGATGTTCATCTTAAAAAATAAGAATCACGACTTTATGTCGTGATTTTTTGTTTTATGGTATTTATAGAAAAAATGTAGGATATATATTTATTATTATGGCTGATGGTAAAACATATGGTATAAATTTTCCCTTTTTGGACTCAAGTTTGGGAACTTATTTCGACTTATCACAAACAAGTGATCAAGAAATAAGGAGTAATTTAGTACATCTATTATTAACAAGAAAAGGTACTAGGTATTATTTACCTGACTTTGGAACTCGTCTTTACGAGTATTTGTTCGAACCTTTGGATGGTCCGACTTTTTCAGATATTGAATCTGAAATTAGAGAGACAGTTTCTGAGTTTATACCAAATTTAACAATCACAAACATAACCATTAAACCAGCCTCAGAGGGATTGGAGGATAAAGGTTTTTATATAGACCAAAATGATAAAAAAACTTTTAGAGTTCCAGGAATCGGACAAAAGGAACACACAGCAAACATAAAAATAGATTATATCGTAACAGATTCCGCTTTTAACCAAAGTGATTTCGTTATAATTAACGTATAATAATATGGCAAACAAAAAAATATCATATACAACCAGAGACTTTGCTTCGATTAGAACGGAGTTAATTAATTTCACCAGAACTTACTACCCTGATGTTATTGATAACTTCAACGATGCCTCAATATTTTCTGCTTTACTAGATTTGAATGCTGCTGTAACAGACAACTTACAATTCAATATTGATAGAAGTATTCAAGAAACAGTATTACAATTTGCACAACAAAGAAGTTCGATATATAATATAGCAAGAACCTATGGTCTCAAAATACCAGGTCAAAGACCATCAGTAGCCTTGGTTGATTTTTCAATAACTGTGCCTGCTTTTGGGGATGCTCCCGATTTAAGATATTGTGGTATATTAAGAAGGGGTTCACAAGTTAATGGTGGTGGTCAAGTGTTCGAAACAGTTTATGATATTGATTTTGCTTCAGCCGTAGGTGGTGATGGAACTCCAAATAGATTGACAATACCAAATTTTGACGCTAATAACATTCTTTCAAATTATACAATTACGAAAAGAGAAACCGTCGTCAATGGTGTTACCAAAGTATTCAAAAGAACAATAACAGCTTTAGATGTAAAACCTTTTTTTGAATTATTTTTACCTGATAAAAATGTTTTGGGTATTACAAGTGTTTTATTAAAGGATGGTACGCAATACGCAAATGTTCCATCCAACCAAGAGTTTTTAGGTGCTGACAATAGATGGTATGAAGTACAAGCTTTAGCCCAAGATAGAGTTTTCATTGAAGACCCAACAAAGGTTTCTGACAACCCAAGTATAAAAGTTGGGATATATAGACAAGTTAATACTAAGTTTATTTCTGAGTTTACCCCTGAAGGTTTTTTAAAAATGACATTTGGTGGTGGTAGCCAATCAGCTGATGAACAACTAAGAGAATTTGCAAGGAATGGTTATAAACTTGATTTATATAAGTACTCAAATAATTTTGCACTTGGTAGTACACTCAAAGCCAATAGTACATTATTTGTTCAGTATAGAATAGGTGGTGGGACAGGAAGTAACTTGGGTGTGGGTGTTATAACAAATATTGGAAATATAGATTTCTTTGTTAACGGACCTTCGGATTCAGTTAATACAACCGTAGTCAATTCATTGAGTTGTAATAATGTAACTGCTGCAATTGGAGGTACAAATGTACCATCATTGGAGGAAGTAAGAAACTATGTTTCATATAATTTTGCAGCTCAAAATAGAGCTGTAACAATTAATGACTATGAATCAATTATTAGAACAATGCCATCACAATATGGAGCACCAGCTAAAGTAGGTATAACAGAAGAAAACAATAAAATAAAAATTAAATTGTTAACTTACGACACAAATGGGGCACTTACTGAAATAACTTCAACTACTTTGAAAAGTAATTTAGCAAACTATTTGTCGAACTATAGAATGTTGAACGACTACATCTCAATTGAAAGTGCAAATGTAATTGACCTTACCATTGATGTTGATGTTGTTTTGGATAATACTCAAAATCAAGGTCAAGTTATCACAACAATAGTTGATGACATAACAACATTCTTTAGTCCAGCCAACAGAGAAATGGGTCAAAATGTAAATGTGTCAGAGTTGAGAAGAATTATCCAATCACAAAATGGGGTTATATCAATTACTGAAATTAGATTTTTCAATAAAGTTGGTGGATTATATTCTTCATCACAAACTTCACAAAGATATCTAAATTCACAAACCAGACAGATTGAGTTAATCGATGACACTATTTTTGCTGAACCAACCCAAACTTATCAAGTTAGATTTCCTAATTCTGATATTAATGTTAGAGTCAAAAATTTCAAATCAACTAATTTCTCTTAGAGGTTTATTTAAACATCACATTACTTATTTTTTAATGAAAATAGCAAATAAACTATTTATCTTAAAAGTAGTAATTGATGTCAAACTCATATAGAATAAGAACCCAAGTTGGTGTAGATAAGTCAATAAATGTACAATTGGAACAAGATTTTGAATTTTTGGAGATTCTATCTTTGAAAATAACTCAAAGTCAAATTTATACTAGACAATGCTCTGATTATGGTGTTGTTGTTGGTAGACTTACGGCTAATGATGGATTCGGTATTCCAAATGCCAGAATTTCAGTATTTATTCCTCTATCTGACCAAGATCAACTAAATCCAATCATTTCTGATTTATATCCATATAGGTCATTAACAACAACAAATGACGATGGATTCAGATATAATTTATTACCGAAAACACAATCACATAGTGGTCATGTTCCCACAGGTAGTTTCTTCGATAAGGAACAAGTATTATTAGACCCAAATTACATTGAGGTATTTGACAAGTATTATAGATATACAACAATTACAAACGATAGTGGTGACTATATGATTTTTGGTGTTCCGTTAGGTAGCCAAACTATACATGTTGATGTGGACTTATCGGACATTGGTGAATTCTCTTTAGCCCCCCAAGATTTAATCAGAAATGGTATAGCAACTGAAAACCAAGTGGCTGGTAATAAATTTAGGAAATCAACAAATCTGAATGAACTTCCTCAAATAGTATCATTCAATAGGACATTAGAAGTTGTTCCATTGTGGGGTCAACCTGAAGTCTGTAGTTTAGGTATTACAAGAACAGACTTTGATTTAGCTACCGAAGCTAATGTTACAATAACTCCCACCGCTATTTTTATGGGATCTATTTTCTCAACTAATGACAAAGATTACCAAAGAAGAAATTGTAAACCGAAATCCAAACAAGGTGAATTGTGTAATTTAGTTGCTGGACCTGGTGAAATATTAGCTATAAGACAAACTATTTTTGAAGACGAAGTTGGAAGACCAATACTTGAAACATATGATTTAGAAAGTGGTGGACAAGTTATTGATGAAAATGGTGCGTGGTTAGTTGATGTACCTATGAATTTGGATTATGTAATTACTAATGAATTTGGAGAAAGAGTATTATCTAATGATCCGAAAAAAGGTATTCCCACAAAAGCAAAATATAGATTCAAAATAAAATGGAATCAATCACCAAAATTATCTGAAACAGTTAAAAGGGGATATTTTTTAGTCCCGAATGTTAGAGAATATGGTTGGACTAATGTTGGCGTTGACCCTAGATCATACTACGAACCAACAAATCCAAACTACGAAAGTTATTTAGCTTTTATTAAATCATATGCTTTCAGTGTTGATTGGAACGATTATGGATTGACTGGTACAACAATAGGTGAAGAAATGATTCAAAGTGCAATTAATTGTGAGGACAAATTTTACCCGATGATTTTCAACAAAGTTTATTCAGTATCACAATTAATCGATCAATATAGAAATGGATATTTACCCGACAGAATTATCTCAGTTAAAAATATTTTGGATGATACTTGTGAAAGTGATAATGTCAGATTCCCAACGAACGATACTGTTTATAGATTTGACCTCTTATATTTGTTATTTATTATCTTAATTTTTATTGCACGACCAATATTAAATATTTTTTTAATTGTGGCTCACTTGGTAGCTTATATTTTACAACAATTGGGAATTCCAGATTGGAGAAGAATAGCTAATATGGAAGTACCGAACTTGACATATCCTGAATGTGATTTGTGTGAATGTCAGGAAGGTAAACGCGCTTTAGGTCCCGGACCTACTGCAGCTGAATTAGCTTTTGATGTGAATCTTGGTTTGTCAGCATACATTTCACCATTGACACAATTTTCTTATTGGGATGGACCGATCACTCAAGGTTTATTTGGTATACAACAATTATTATCAGGTAATAACACACTCGGATTAAACTACGGTTCACCACAACTTGAAACTGTTTTTACAGATGGACCTGGTAACTCAACAGGTAAAGGTTTTACCAATTCATTACCATTATACGAAAGAATCAACCTCTTTAATGTCAAAGCTAAATATTTTGACCAATTAAATCAGTTTGTAAATCCGGGTGGAGGTTACAATAGAATCAAAGTCAATTTTGCCCCAACAGAGAATGGTTATTATGGGGAAACTTTTTATAATCAATACAATACTGAAAAATTGGGTGTTTTGGTATCAGGCGGAACTACATTCAACAATCCTGACCCAAACACATATTCGATATTAAATCCAATTCCTTTTCAAAATCAATTAGCTCAACCAACATCATCTTTAGTTTTAAATCCTTGGAATAGTGGTAGTAACACATATGTTGTTCCTGAAAATGGTACATACACAATAACATTAACAGTTAACGCATCATCTTATACTTCAGGACAGAAAAACTTTCATTTGGTAATCAATGGCACCACACAAGCCGCTCCATTTATTACTTTATTTCCAGCAAGTTCTGTACCACAAGGTTACACCTTATCAACAACTATAAATTTAAATTTAGGTAACACAATAGCTGTAGAATTACAACAAAAAGGTTTGCCCGCAAATATGACTTACACCTATCAATTACAAATAAGTGGAAGACCTTTTGGATACGGTAATTCGAATGAAAGATATCATTTGGATAATGTTATGATGTTGATGGTTAAACCTGATAAAATTACTGAATTGAGACCAGGTACGATACTAAGTTTCCAAAATCCGGAACTATCATCCGATGTCAATGTTACAGGTTATACAATAGTCAATCAATTTGGGAGTACATCATCTACTGGTACAACAAAAAACACCACAAGTGGTATTTTAGTACCATACGCGAACCCAAATGGAAGTGGTAACTGGTTCGGCCCGGGATTTCCTGGTGGACAAGGACAATCATTTTATCAAGTTACCCAAAACAATGTAATAAATGAACACAAATTTGCAATAGATATTGAATATTTTCAAGTTATCACAGCTATGACCGTTAACGACTATATTTCGGTATTACCACCGAATAATCTTAGTGATTCTTTGAATAGTCGAGTAATTAATGGTCATAGTTTGATTCATGTAGTTAATACAAGTGATTGTTGTTATAACACCAATTTCTGTGTATGGCCACAAGATACGATAACATTGAGAAACTTTAGAGAGTGGAGTGAACAAGTAATTGTTTTTATGGTTCGAGGTGTTGACCCTTATTCCGATAGAATTGAAATTGAATACGATTTGAGTAGATTGTTTGGGTATCCATTAGATAACCAAGGTAGACCAAACGGACCAGTTATAGTTAGAGGGTCTAATTATAAAATGAATATCCCAATCCAAGGTCGTTATAAATCTGTAAAACACTATGCAAATAGTACAAATGGTGTCGACCCAAATACAAATCAATTTTTATATTATCCATCATATAGATTTAGAGATAGTACAACAGGTAGTGCTAGGTATACTGGTTTTACCTCTAATTTACCAGCCTACTATTCATCCTTAGATGAAACAACACCAACTAACTTTTTTACTGGTGCTAACTTGTTAAGAGACACTTTGGATACTGGTACAGCAAATGTTTATGGTGGTAGTGGATATTTGAAAGTTATTGGTGCACCTATCAAACAAAATGGTTTGAATGTAAATGATGAAAGAAATTTGAGGAATGTGTTCCAAGTAACTTTAAGTAGAAGGGATGCTGTCCCTTGTAGATGGTTCACTTCTCAGAATAATGAGATATCCACTCTTGGTGGTTCACCAATATCACAGAATGTAGCCGCACCTACTGCTAGTGCACAGTGTAATCCTGGTGGTTTGGGTGTTAATGTTCAATTTTATAAGAATACTGGATATTTTCCAAACGAAATAGTAGATGGGGGTTCATATATGAGTGGTGAGATGGATAAAGAAAGAAATCTTGGTATATTTAGTCCCAATAGACAAGAATTAAGTTTTAAAACTTGGTACTATTCGCCAACATATGATGATACACAAAGAATGGGGTATCAATTCAACGCAATAGACGATAGAATTGTAATGCGTTCTGACAGATTACCAACTTCAACAAATACATTCAGAAATGGGGCTAATAGTTATGCTTGGCAGGCAAATATAAGTTTGAGTGTTTATATAATTTCTGATGATGGAACTTTCTTTAATGGCACTGGGTCACCTGTTGGTAGTCCATCATTTGCAAGTATCAGTCAATCAATTGAAGAG